TCTTGCACCTGTCTGAGTACCATGCCGTTTTGGAGGTTAATAAGGCCTTGCACATTTTCCCCAATAACGAACTCTGGTTTAACTTCTTTAATGAGTCTAAACATTTCTGGCCAGAGATATCGGTTGTCATCTCTTCCTTTTTGTTTACCGGCAACGCTGAACGGCTGGCAGGGAAAACCTCCGACCACGATGTCTGCCTCTCCTTCTTGTCCTTTGACATTTTTTATATCTCCTTCTATTGGTATGTTTGGAAAGTTTTTTGCTAAAACTTTTTGGCAAAAAGAATCAAACTCTACAAACTTTGTTGTTTCAAATATTCCAGTTGAATGTAACCCCAAACTAAATCCACCTATGCCACTAAATAGATCTAGGACTTTTAATTTTCTCATTCACTACTCTATTGGTTGAATCTCGTTTTCTATTAGGCCACCTTAAATCTAATTCAGTTACTTGTTCTCCATTGGTCCCATGACAGATTTTAATCAGATGGCCTTGTGCAGTATCATTAATCCAATACTTTTGATAATTATCAATAATTATAGTTTTAGTTTTCAATATATTCTTTCTTTGTTGCATCTCGCATTTTTAAAAATTTAAACTTAGCTATCTTAAGCATTCTTTCAAATAAACTTTCTGCTTTAAAAGTCTTTACTATGTTTCTTACTTGACCATTAACAGTAAATGTTAATGTATTAGTTTCATGATCTAGTTCTATAGTAAAGAACTCTTTGGCTTTAATACGAGTATCAACTCTTTTTAGATCTACTTCTGTCATCATTTGCAGCTCCGTTTAATAATTTTTTTCTAAAATTTTCTACCGAAGTTTTATTTTTCTTGGCTTCATACTCAATGTGATTATGAATTAGTTTAGATATCATAGCTCCAGGAGCTCTATATTTATTTTCACATATTTTTTTTAATAATAAATAATCTTCTTTTTTAATAGCTACTGATTTCCATTTATTGATGTCCATCGTTTTTCTCCATGTTAGGGTTTAATGCAATCACATAATCTTTATCTTTTGGGATCCATCGTAATTTATCTGAAAAAGTTACTATTGTTCTAATTAACTCACAATTTCTTTCAGTGGTTTTTTGTAACTTATTTAAGTTTTCTTCTAATGCATTTACTTTAGAAATAAGCAAACTAAAAGTATTCTCTAATTTAATAAGTGCATTATCGAATTGATCTCCTTCAGGTTTTTGCCCTAAAGGTAAAACATCTGATTTACTTTTTGGTTCAAGTATTATTGCCATATATATCCTCTTTTGTTGGTTGATTTTTTCTTTCCTCTAATTCATCAAAGACTAGAATAGTAGCTATTGTTTTATCTATTGGATAATGTCTTCTACCAATTTTATCTACAAAATTAATATTAGCTATTCCATCTATATAAGTATCAAACTGCATAGAGTCTTCAATTGGAGCACCATCAAAATCGTGAGACGGGATAGCTGCTAATTGTTCATCTAGATCAGATATGATATCCTTGAATATTAGGCTTTTACTTTTTTGTTTCATGGTATCTTACATATATGGGATAAAAATAAATGTCAAATGATATTATGAAATTTATTTTGATTTATACAGTCTGTTCTTTTTTATCTGGAGATTGTCTTCCAGAAGCAACCTCTATTAAAACTTTTGATAATTGGCACCAGTGTACTCAAGCAGGATTAGAAGCCATAAAACAAAGTATTGCATTATTCCCTGAAGATTATATAAATGAACACCATCTTGGTGGACGTTATATTTGCCAAGAAATAAATACAACTTAGAATGATTCTAAAGTTCATACTATTAGGTTCAATTTGTGTATCTACACCAGAAAGTGGCATAAAGTGTGGACAATATATAAAAAATAACCTTTTAAACGCTTCAGAATGTGGTTTTAAAGCCAAACACATAGGAATGACCATGAAGGACAAAATGTTAAAATCAGGGGGCTCTATAGTCGAATACAAGGTACATTGTATAGCAGTTGACAAAAAAGGGTACAATGTTGACCACTCCTTTAAAATATCTTATAATATCTTATGAGAGCTTATCGTATCAGAGCTTCTATGGGAGGACACAGTATAGACCAAGTAGTTGAAGCTGAAACCCATACCGATGCAATACTAAAGCTTTCAGAACAAGTGGACCAAGGTAACGTTGAAATTATCAATGATGGTTTCACGGGAAACAAAAGGGTTCACATAACTTATGAGGAACTGTAATGAGTCCTGAAAAAATAAAGTTGTTGAAAGAACTTCAAGAACTTGAAAATAAATGGTCATCTGAGTTAATGACACATGGTGGTGTTCATACTGGGATGATACAAATAGAATCTGATATTAGATCAAAAAGAAATGCGATCAAATATCAAGATGTACAAGAAAACTTACAAGCAGCTTCTTAAGTTTTACTTGTCTTTATAAAAGGAAACTTTTCCCCTAGGGCTTCTGTCGGCTTTTTAAATTCGTAGTGATTTATTATCTTTAATAATCTTTCTCTTTTAGTAACTGCATAAGGTAAAAATAATTTTGCTAAATGTAATGCTTTTTGATGAGAGCATCTCCATCTCCATTGTGGTATTTTTGCTAAGGATCCTTTACCGATACCTTTAAAATAAATATTACCTACCTTAACAATATCATAAAAATTTTTAATACAATCTAAATCAGACATAGCTACTTCCATAGCTACATTCCATTTCATATAAACTTTGCCATTAGGTTTTGTACATTTGTATTGAGCATAATTAATATTACCCTCACCATCAAATAGTCCTGCTGCATAAGCAATCAAATCTCTATTATCGTGTTCAATATTTCTATTATTTAACATCTCCCCAACTTTCTCCTAAAGCCCAATCCACTACTGAAGGAACTTTAAACTCAATAGTATTCTGCATTATCTTTACTATTTCTTTTGCATGGTCTTCATCTTTAATATTAAAACATAATTCATCATGTATCTGTAACATAGGTAAATGTCCTGCATTATAACAATCTAGCATGGCTTGTTTTGTTTGATCAGCTGAGGATCCCTGGATTAATCTATTCAAAGCCTTATAAGTATACGCTCGTTTAATATTATCTTTACCATATTTAGCTACGGCATCTTCATATTTTTCTGCTACATGTAAACCAAAGTCTTTGGTTTCCCACATATCAAATCTACACTTTCTACCTTTTTTAGTTCTGATAACTCCTTTTTCATCTGCAGCATGCTTACATCTATCTGATAATTGTTTAACAAAAGGTACTTTCTTATTGTATTTTAAAATAAGTTCATCTGCTTCATCCTTAGTTACCCCTAAAGATAAGGCTAGTTTACCTTTACCCATACCATACATTAAACCTAGTCCAATAGTTTTTGCTTGAGTTCTCTCAATACCTACTAGGTCTGCAACTGTTTGATGAAAGTCTGCGCTAGAATTTTTATAAGCTTCCATTAATTCTTGGGATCCCTCATAACCATTGTCTCCAATAGATGCTGCATAGTGAACCGTCATTCGTGGTTCTTGTTGCGAGTAGTCAAAACTACCCCACTTGTAGCCCTCTTCTGGAATAAACAATCCTCTAATCTTAGGACCAAAGTCTTTGTTTCTAGCAGGAATTTGTTGAAGATTAGGATTAGACATACTTAGCCTACCGGATACAGTGCCTCCATTATCTCCCCTTAACTGATTGATCTCGCCATGAATTCTACCGTTGACCTGGTACCTCATGATGGAAGTTAAAAAGGTTCCATGAAATTTATTTATCTCACGGGCTTGCACAATTAATTTTGCTAGAGTATGTTTGTTGTTAATCAACCAATTTTGTGTAAACGATGGCTCATTTGTTTTTTCAGTTCGCGGGTAGTCTAACTTCTTTTTGTCAAAAGCTTTGGCAATCTGGCGGGGTGCCCAGATATCTATTTCTAATCCTGTTTCTTTCTTTATGGCCTGTAACAATTCTTTTTCTTGGAGCATCATTTCTTTTCTTAGTGCTTCAGCTTTTTCCACTTGCACTCTTACACCTCGTTGACGCATTTTTATTAATACAGGAATTAAATTTTGCTCAAGTTCCCACACTGTAGTTAAACTCTGTGTTGCTATTTCTTGTTTAAATCTTTGCCACAACTTTAAAGTTAACTCTGCATCTTGCTCTGCATAATAACCTACATGCTCTGCAGGTAACTTCCACATCTCTGCTTTAGGATCTATACCATGAGCTGCTGCAGCTTCTCTCAATTCTGTTTCTGCTTTTATTTCTCCAAGATAATCTACAGACAATGCATTTAAAGAATATGAAAATCTATTCTCATCTATAAGTGCAGCTGCAATCATAGTATCTATAATCTCTCCGTTTACTTTAATACCGGATGCTTCTAACCAACCTACATCATATTGTGAGTTGTGAAATATTTTAGGACAAGGTAAAGCACATACATCTTTCATATATTTTTTAACTTGCTCTGGTATCATATTACCACCACCTAAATGACCAAAAGGAAAATAACCTTTCCAACCTTCAACGGCTACTGCAAATCCTACAATCTCTCCTTTACATAAAGCCCAACCAGCACCAAGTTTATTATTAATACCATCATCTCTTGTCTCTAAGTCGATAGCTATTTCTTTTGCATTAGATAAATCTTTATACTCACTAGGAGTATTCCATAATGCTTTTTTAAATGTCAGTGTAAGTTGTAGTCCGTTCATCGTTAGCCTTTATATTATATTTGTTACAGTAGCATTCCCCACAATAGTATTTTTTATCTTCAATAATAACTGCATCTTTATCACATTGCTCACATTTATTTTTTTGTTTTGACATCTTTCAAATGTTTTATTTCTAAATCACAGTAATGTTTTATTTTTTCTAAATCCTCAAACGGTTTACCTTTAGATAAATATCTACAAACATATTTAATTACATTTGCTTGTAATGGATTT